TTACTTCTCATTTTTTACAAAATCATGAAAAAGAGCGGGTATTTCTGTCGCTTTACAAAAGATACGACCCTGAATGCGATCTTTTCCGCCGCCACCCTTGCCGCCGTGCGCGCGGAGTTCGGCGAGAAAAGACTCCCGGTCAACCCCGTCGCCGGACAGAAGAAACGCATAGCCTGTCTCCTCCGCGCCGGAGAAGAGCCCGATTACACTGTGAAAGCGCTCTCTGAGCGGCTTTAGCGCGCGCTGAAGCGCGCTCTCCGGGCGCGGCGGTTGCCCCCCCTCGCCTGCCGGTCCGTCCGGCTGCGTCCAGATCCCCACCTTGAACAGGTGCTTTTGTGTAATCGAGTAGCCGATCAGGACGGTCGCGTCGGCGATGCCGATCTTCCGGCCCTCCGACCCGTCGAATCCGAGCGTGATCGGCTCGGTTGACGAGATCGTCTTGCCGTGGTCCTCGATCGCGCGAAGCTCCGGCATTGTCAGCCATGCATCGGACGCGCTGTTGATCTGGTTGAGGAAGTCGGCGCACATGTCCGCCGGGTCGTTATCCGGATGCCAGAACGAATCTGCGATTCGCTCGAGGTCCACCCAGCCGGGCTCGCACTCTGGATCGTGGATCGCGCAGCCGCGCGGATCCCGAGCCGAGTCGCCGTAGGCGATCCGCAGGCCCTCGATGAGGGACTCGCGGTCCGTGATGTCCGTGTCGAGCGGCGCCTGCCTGTGGTCGTAGTAGAGGCCTCGTGAGGCTTCCTTCTTGACCTTCCCGGCCTTGACCAGCTCATAGAAACGTGCCGTGTTCTCGGCGACCGACCGCTCGCCGATCGTGAAAGCGTTCGGCGTCTCGATCGTTAACCCGCCGAGTTTGTCAGCGTTGGACCTTAGCGTCTTGGCGAGCTTCGGCCCGCCGTTTCCGGGTAGCCAGGTCTCAGTCTGGTCCATAACGGCCATGACGGCTTTCGCCCCCTTGACGGAGGTCGCCGAGGACGTGCGCTTCTCGATGCGCCCGCGACGCAAGGCGACGAAGCTGTCCATCGGATCGATTCCGTACTCATCCTCAGCAGGAGAGCCCCTCAGCATTTCCAGGAGCGGATCCCACGTGTTCGCCGTCTGATCGTCCGTCGTTGCCGTGACCTGCACGAGCGGCGTTCGACGCGTCGACCACGGCACACCGACTGGCTGGCCCTCCGCATCCCACCCGTCGCACAGGACAGGCCCCATCGCTTCGGCGCAGCAGATCGCTGCGAGAAACGGGGACTTGCCCCAGCCACGAGGGCGCGAGAGGACGGCGCGCTGCTTGAGTCGGCGCCCTGTCTGCGGGTCCAGCTCGTACACATGGACGAGGAAGTCGAGCTGCTCCTGCGTCGGCACGAACGGAATCAGCTCGTCCTTGTCCGGCGTGAGTAGATATGCGGTCATCCAGTCGGCGACGTCATAGCCGAGCGTTGGAAACTCATCCTCTTCGTCGATTGGCTGCCAGGGCATTACTGCACCGCCTTGAGGACTGTCTTTCGCCTCCTCGACCTCGATGAGACCGGCGATGCCTCAGCGGATGGGCCGTCATCTTCCAGGCCGTCCGCGACGGCGAACTGGATCCGCAGCCGCGCACGATCCTCGGGCGTCGCACCAAACTTAGCGACACGCAGACGAAGCTCTGCTGCGACCTTGAAGTCGCCCTTCCAATACAGGGCATGCAGATAGGCCGTGTCCATGAGGAACGCCCAGTCTGTCTCGGTGTACTCGGCAGATAGAGGCGACTCGCCCCACATCTTCCACCAACGCTTCGTGATAGCCGGCCAGTTGAAACGCTTCTTCTTCGGCATGCCGAACTCATCGACGACGACCTGCTCGATGGTCGGAAGCGCCGGCTGCTCGACCGGCTGAGCCGTGATGATCCGGAGCACCTGCGGATCCTTATTCCGACGAGCGCGAGAGCCTTCCGGCTTCGGCGCGGGCCCGCGACCAGCCACACAGATCCCCCCCAACCTATCTGCGGAATATCAATGAAATAAGCGTTACAATAGGACACATGAAAACGTGCGAACACTGCGGACGCCAGCTCAAAGCCTGGGCGCGATCCGACGCGCGTTTTTGCTCGACCCGCTGCCGAGTCGCTCATCACCGCTCGACCCGAGCCGACGAAGCCGCCGGCCTCCCCGTCGAGCTGACCGTCCGCGCCCGCTGGGTCAACCACGTCAACAAACGGCCCATGTGCGCACGCACGGGCTCGTGGGCTTCCGTCACCGATCCGACGACCTGGAGCACGTATGAGGCCGCGAGCGCGACCGGCGCGCCCCTCGGCTTCGTCCTCGGCGACGACGTCGGCTGTATCGACCTGGACGCCTGCCTCGACGAGAACGGCATCCCCAACGAGGCTACTCGCACGCTTCTCGCGTACTATGAGGGCTCCTACGTCGAGATCTCCCCCTCCGGACGCGGCTTGCACATCTGGGGCACCGCAGCTCCACGCCGCGGTTTCAAGCGCGAGTGGAAAGGCCAGCGGATCGAGTTTTACTCGACAGGCCGATACATCACCATCACCGGCAATGTGTACCAGCCGGGAGCGCTCCTGCCCCTGTAACCACCGCCCACACCCTCACATGCTGAGGCCGTGTTTCGCGCAGCGTATCAACGAAAAGTGCCCCCCTAAAAATCTCCAGACCCGTACAAACTCAAACCTACAGCTCTTGACGGTGCCGTGCAGGGTGGGGGAGGGGGTCTCCCCCAGGTGGGTCAGTCGATGAGGCCGGGATGCTTTCGCTTGCGCGGCTGGTTTTTCTTCCGCTCAGCGGCCAGCGCCGTCGCAGCTTCCTGCTGCGTCTTACGTTTGTGATGCCAACGGCAAAGCCACTGCAGGTTCACCGCGCGGTGATCGTCACCTGGCTCGATGTGATCGCAGTCTGTACCTGCAGCGGGGCATCGAGTGCCGTCGTGCAGCATTGCTTCACACCTGCCGGCTGCGCGATCGCGAACGAAGGCGCGGCGCTCTTCCCAGTCATCAGGCAGACGGGCGGCGCGGTTTGAGGTCTCCCATGCCATGCCCCGCCCCCTCATCCCATATGCACTGACCCCCGCTCCACCGGGGCCGATGGGAGCGGGGGTCAGTACAAGTGCGCGGATTGCCGTTAAAGCAGAAGCCCCTCGCTTACGCTCAGGGCCACACTAGGAGAATACGCCGTGACAAGCCCTTCTGCAAGCGACACGCGCCTACATCCGACGTGTCGCCAGCCTCTCAATATCCCCGACCCTGTAGAGACGATCCCCGCCCCTCCTCGCCCGGGGCGCCAGCTGCCCCCGCTGCGTCCACTTCCGGACAGTCGGATCCTTGATCTGCGCTCCCGCCAGGATCTCCGCGACACGTGTTGCGCGCGAGCGCGGCAGCAACGACTCACGAGCTTTCGAGAGCAGGCGCTCCCAGGCTTCGCCGATCTGCTCGACCGCACCGCACTCGCGGCAAGTCGTGGTGTCCTCGTCCGGATCGCGCACGAGAAGATCAGCATCGCACTGACTGCACGAGCCGACGTAGACGAGACGCTGTCTGCCGGGGGAGGCGAGACGCTCAAGGCGCGCGACTGAGTACAGTACTTCGTCTGCACACTGCTCGGCTTCCGACCACCTGCGGAGCTTGTCCTCGTGCAGGTCGAACACGCGCGCGACCATCCACCAATCGCCAGGCCTCACCCAGTAGGACGGACCCATCACGTGCGACAGGAGCAGCGTCGCCCATGTCAGGATCGAGTCGCACATCTCGTCAACCTCGATCATCAACGCCAGGTTGAGCGGGGCTCTCGACGAGGGGACACCCGAGCCGCCGACCTGCTCGCCTGTGCGCACTCCGTGCGACGCAGCGTAGGCGAGATCACTCATCAGGCCTGGCATCGATGCGGTCGCCACGCGGACGCGGGCCGCGCCGCCGCGAGAGAGGAACTCTCCGTCGAGGAGAGGCTCACCCGTCACCGGGCAAACCCTGCGGTCGCTGTGTTCAGTCATCGTAGCCCTCCACCCATGAGGCGAGCTGATCGCGAGTACATTCGATGAGTCCGCGTCGCGCGAGCATCGAGCCGCCTCCATCGTGCATAAAGACAGTCACCTCTTCTTTGCCGGGGACCATGACCTCAGCGCAGATCACCCACGCCCCGGTCACTGCTTTGTCTCCATGCCCTGCCTGTACCAGTGCTGAGAGCGCATCTTCTACCTTGCCCCTCAGCTCTTCCTTCTCGGTCACCTTCTTCTCCTTCTACGGTTCCGCTTGCTTGTGTGCTGCTGAGGTGTGCGCGGATGCCCGGCCTGGCCCTTCCCAGCCTGGCCCGTGCCTGCCCTTCCCTGGCCTGCCCGTCCCGTCCCGTCCCTACCCGACCCGAGAGTATCCGGCTTGATACCCTTCAACGTCGGACTGTGGTTCGGACTTAAGTCCGAACTAGGTCGAATACGCGGACCCTCGGACGCACACCGCTCAGGTGTGCCGGGGTCACGCACAGCAGCCTCAGCGGGGCCGCTGGAGCCGCGCCCGGGGTCAACAGGTGCTCCGGACCCTCGGCCCGGGAGAACGCCCTTCGCGGGCGTCTCTGAGGCGGGGTCAACGGGCGCACCCGGATCCACGGACGGCACGGCTTCATACCCGTACCTAGTCAGGAATTCTGCCGACCATACGCCGTAATACGGTGTCGTCGGGACAGGACGCAGCGGCGAGGCTGCGTCGAACGCTTCGCGCGCATGACCGCGCGACGAGTTGCACTCGTGGCAGGCGACCACGAGCCCATCGACCGGGGCGTCCCCCAGCGAGTCCGGGTCAACGTGGTCGAGCGTGCCGAGGTTGTACCCGGTTGGACCGGTCCACCGCACGACCTTCCCGCAGTAACGGCACTGATCGCCGTCACGGAAGATCACCGCAGCTTTCTTGTTCGGGTCGCGATTCTCCCGCGACCGTGCGCGGCGACGCATGACCTCCTCGCGCGGCTGAACGTGGATAAACTCCTCGTCCGTGAACAGGCGCAACTTCCTTTTGCCCTCCACTTCAACCCACGTGAGCAGGCCCGCGCCTACCGCTACGTCAATCAGGTGCGCACTCCGCGAACGATCGCCGTCACGGAACGCTGCGCCCCTCTCGATAATTCCATCCGTTAAGTGCTTGGCCGAGTACGTCGCGAGCGCCATGAGGAAGCCGAACATCTCGATGATCGAGATGTCCTCGGCACCCTCCACGTCGTACAGCGACATGAGCTTCGGGTGGCTCAGCGCTTCGTCGCCGACTCGTACCCAGGCCATTACTCGCCCTCCTTAACACTCGTTGTCTTAATCTCCGACGGTTCCCAGCCATCCTCCGGGAACAAGTCCCGGGGCCGAAACGCCGGGAAGTTGCGCCGCATCCAGTCACGCTCAGTTTTCCGCTGATACTCAGCCTCAAACCTCCGGAAGCACTGCCTACAGCGCGCATGCCCTGCAGCGAGAACCTCACCGCAGTCCGGGCAGTACCGCTCCATCAGAACGGCAGCTCAGACGGAGCAGCAGGTGCTCCCCACGGATCATGCTGCTGTGCGTCTAGCATCGCGCTCGGCGCCCACCCACCCTCAGCAGGACCAGACGCAGACCCTGCACCGAAGCCGCCCGCGCTCGCGGGCTGTGCCTGGTTGCGGGTGACCTGCGCGCGTGCGCGGCGCAGGGAGGGGCCGACCTCGTCGACCTGCAGCTCAACGACCGTGCGACGTTCACCCTGCTGGGTGTCGTACGAGCGCTGGGTGAGGCGACCCTGAACGATGACGCGCATGCCCTTACGCAGCGACTCGGCGACGTTCTCAGCGGTCTCGCGCCACACGGAGCAGCGCATGAAGAGGGTGTCGCCGTCGCGCCACTCACCGGC